GTCAAGTTTGGTAATTGGCGTTACCATACGCCCTTAGGTATTGTTTTTGACTTGTGATTGGCGTGTTACGCCATTCAAAGTCTATAGATAATATGCTATGATACCGAACAATTTGAACTTACCGGCTGAAGCCCGGGATATTAAATTCTTCAACTTTTTAGCTTAGCAGGCTGCTTAAATAATTGCTAGGAAACGTTTTCCGCATCAACCAAAAGATGTAAAAATGTGTCTGCAATGACATAAACTTGCGCTGTTAGAATCGGTTGAGATATATTGCTATAAGTAAATAATCTCACATAAGGTTTGATCAGTGTGATCCAGTAAGGTGAACTGGCCTGTTTTCACCCCTTGAATCATTTGATACAAGGCTCAAGATAAAGAGTATAACAATCAATTACTACATCAACTGTCACTGACGGTAGAGTTAAACCTGTAATCAACAGGAGCGGAGAGTCCTAATTAACCCATACAGGACGTAACCGGCTTTAAGAAAAAAAAAAACGATCATGAAATAAGGTAGAACCTACATTCTTGATTAGGAACATGGGATCGATAGGTTACGCTGGACCTACATATAAGCTAGCACCCCACCCTCGCGGCGCCTTCGGGTGACGCGGAACCGTAGATTTCGCGAAATACATCGACTTGAAAGTTAAGTGAGCTGCTCGTTTTTGAGCGAGTATGACTTACCTCTGACTTAGCGTGTATCGAAAGGTCCTAGAGACCGGAGTAGGCACGAGATCGCCCTTTGAACACACTTCAAACCCCCCCCGGTTTGAGTGTTCGGAGACGGTTCATGGTGAATTATTTAATAAACTATGAACTCCGAACAATCAAGCTACACCCAATCTGGCAATTATGCCCGGACTGCCCCATCGACCACCTGCAGTCATGTCACACGCAGTGACACTTTTGCCTCGATTTTGTCGAGAAGAGATAGGAGGAATATTTGGAAAGGAAAGAAGGATGGAAAGCGCAGAGACCTCTTGAAAGAGCGTCGCAGATGCGAACCCCACCTTGGATTGGAATTGGATGGACTTTTGGAAAAATTGAAGGAAGCGGCGAGTAAAGTCCCGACTCTCCCTGACTATGTTATCATGGAAGCGGAGAGGTTGATTTGTGTATTCATATCATTAAAGGAAACTAACTCGGTTGCAGGAGCTACAGCCGCTGTAATGCAGTACGTCTCAGCGCATCTGGACAGATCCATGAGTGGAACAGTTTGTTCTTATCTCACTGATTTGTTCGAAAAAGGCATGGGTCCTCAAGGAGGAGATGAAACTCCACAGTGGATCACAATGCTTCGCAATGTCGAATTGAATTGGCAATTGGTGAAGCAAAACAAGGCTTTTCGACAACTTTCTAAGTTGTTGGGAGTCTTGGTCACAGTAGGCCTCTGTGACGCGTCAGTTCTTGATTTCTCTCTCGCAGGATTTCGAATCTTTGAGAAAGAAATGTTTGAGGTGCACCAATCATCTTCGGATATCATTGATGCTCTCATTGGAACTGTCACCTTCTTTGCTGAAGGCGCATATTTGTGCTTTAAGAAAGGAAGTATTCGACCCCTGTTGGTCAATGACCGGCAGGCTCTGGAACTCTCTGAAGAGTATACAGAGGTCCTCAGACTTTGGAATCTTTGCCAGAATGGCAATCTAGAGAAATTTGAGGATGTGACTGAACACGAGTTTGATCATCGACTTGAGACTTTGATGGCTTCATTCAAGGCTCTTTTGCCTAGTTTGAAAGGATATGACAAGTCTCTAGTCACGAACAACCTCAACCGTCTTGCCATTATTAAGAATGATTATGTCACTCTTAAGCTTTCCGCTGGAATTAGGAAAGCACCTTTCGCCTTGGAATTTTTTGGTGAAAGTGCTGTTGGTAAGACAACACTTGGTGATCATGTTATCACAGCTCTTTTGACAAGTGCTGGATTGGCAACTGATAATGAATTCCGAGCTTCCGTTAACACGAGTGAAAAATTTCTCTCAACTTGGCGGACAAACAAGTCAGTAGCTATTTTTGATGATATGGCCAATGAAAAAGCGGATTTTGTGGAAAAATCGCCTGTGCGATCTGTAATTGACTTTTGCAACAATCAAACATTCATCGCTCCTAAGGCAGGAGTTGAGGAAAAGGGTCGGGTTTTTGTTGAACCTGAACTTGTGATTGTTAGCGACAACAAGAAGGGAATGGATGCTTACAAGTATTCCAATTGCCCTTATTCCATCCAACGCAGAATGCACTACGTGATCACGGTCAATGCCAAGAAGGAATTTCAGATAATTCAGGATGGCGTACCGTGTGGAATTGATTCTGAAAAAGTTCACGAACATTTTGGTGATCAACCTGGCATCAGAGATATCTGGGAGATCACCGTTGAGCGAGCCGTGCGCCCAGCTCGAATGTCCGATTTTGCAACGTACTCAGTTGTTGAGCACGAAGGTAAAAAACTCGAGAATATTTCTGGAGTTGAGCTTATTCAATTTCTAATTCCGAAATTTCACAAGCACCGAGCCAATCAACAGAAAATTGTTGACATGAGCATGCAGAATGATGATCCTATGATCTGTTGTCCATGCTCTCCGGATAATATCCATATCAAAGGAATGTGTCCATTGTGCAACAATGAATATGAGGAACAACTTGGAGAAGAGCTTGCACTGGGTCTGAAGCGCACATATCTGAACGTTACTGGAAAACTTAATCGAGAGATAGAGAATTTCGGTTCACGTTTGGAGAGTGTTGCTACAGCCACCTTGTACGGTTTTTTAACGAATTACCTTATGGCTTTTGATTGGCTTACTATTGTTCCTACACCGATGTTCCAAAATGAGTACTGTCAGCAATTTCTGCTGTGGTACTATCAAGATGATTACAAGAAGGCTTATAAGTCTTCTATAATCCATGCATCCACTTGTGGATTTGTGGGTTTGTGCTCAATCTTGTTTGGATATTGGATGTTCGGTTTTTCTCTTATAGTTTATTCAGCATATACTGCATCAGCCACTACAAAGTTTGCGAAAGATCAAGTTCTTGGTCAATTGAAACGGCGTAGTGACGCTCTTCCACAGATTGTGAAGAATGTCAGAGATCAGTATAGCACCAATTTTATGCTTCTAGCATCGTCAGTTTTTGGTGTTATTATGTTGATAAAACTACTTCAAGCATGTCGTAATTTGTACAATTCCCAAGGTAATCTTGCTCCCACTTCCATGAAGGATGTGGAAGAACGAGATGCTGAGGAAAATGTATGGCAGCAGGTCACGCAGCGAGATTTGCCAATGACCCCCAAACAAAGAACGGTAACCAAAGAGCAACTCAATATCATTGTTGAGAAAAATTTGCTTTATGGTTCATGCGAGATGGAGAAAGGAACAATGATGGTGAATGGACTGTTTTTGACTTCGAATGTGGTGATGATTCCGCAACATTACTTCGATGTTCAAAAAGAATTTTATGTCACTTTTAGGAAGAGAAACCCAGATACAGTTGGAGGAAAGTTTCGCACTATTCTTTCGACTAATACATCTGTTCGTATTCCTGGGTGTGATATGAGACTCTGTTACAGTCCAAACGGAGGTTCTTTCAAGAATATTATGTGGATTTTCCCTGAACAGCACAAGATGGCACATCCTATTCGTCTTCTTTGGAGACAAAAGGATGGTAATATTATGCGAATGACGGGAAGAGCTTCAGATGTTCACACAACTACCAATACAGTCCACCGTTACCTTGGTTCATCATATGAATACTTATCCAACAACACCTTTAAAGGTATGTGTGGAGCGGTTGTCATTGACGATACTAAGGTGATGAACATTTCTGGTATTCACCTGGGTGGGTACTCCGGAACGCCTCATGGCAATTTTGGAGTTTTTACTCAGGCACAACTAGAGAAATCACTGGTAGAATTGAAAGAAATTGAAGCCGTGCTTTTGACTGGCGAGGGAGGCTCGTTCAGAAAAGCACAACTTGGTGTGGAGATCATGACAAATCAACAACTTCATGCCAAAAGCCCATTGAACTTTCTGGAAAAAGACAAGGAGGCATCCATTGAGTACCTAGGTACCTGTGCGGGGCAAACAGTTTATAAATCTGAAGTCTGTAAGACAAAGATAAGTGAGCATGTCGCCGACGTCACAGGAGTGGAGGACAAATGGGGACCACCAAAGTTCAAACCTGATTGGTTCGGATGGCAAAAGTGTTTGGCCAATATAGCTAAACCTGCAATGCCTTTTCCTACAGATTTGTTGGACAAAGCTGTTAGAGATTATAAGGCGCCCTTGATTGAATTGGTTCGATCAACTGATTGGAAAGAAATGAGTCCTCTTAACTGGGAACAGACCATGTGCGGCATTCCAGGAAAGAAATTCATTGATCCCATCAAACTTGATACCTCTATTGGATACCCATTGGGTGGACCAAAGAGAAATCATGTCATCGAGAAAGAACCAACTGAAGCTCACCCAAATTTGAGAGAGTTCTCAGAACCAATCAAGGAAGAGATTCGTCATTATCTCGATTGCTATCGCCGAGGAGAGAGAGCTTACGCTATCGCCAAGGCATGCAAGAAAGATGAAGTACTTCCTGCAGCAAAAGAGAAATGCAGAATTTTTTATGGAAATCCTGTGGCTCTCACCTTTTGCATTAGGATGTATTTCCTTCCAATTATTCGGTTTTTGCAAATGAATCCATTGTTATCCGAATGCACCGTTGGCATTAATTGCCATGGTCCAGAATGGGAACAACTTCGTAAGCATATGCTGAAATTTGGAAGTGATCGAGTCTTTGCTGGTGACTATTCTAAGTACGATCAGAGATTGCCAGCTCAAGTGATTGCAGCTTCCCTACGTATCTACATTGACATTGCCAGGGAATGTAATTACTCGGAGGAGGATTTGAAAGTAATGGAAGCTATGACTGGAGATTTAGTCTATGCTCTTATTGCTTTCAATGGAGACCTCATCGCAACAACTGAAGGAATGCACATCAGTGGTAATTCTTTGACTGTTGTGGTGAATGGAACTGCAGGGAGTTTGAATTTACGAACGTTCTTCTACTCCCAATATCCTGAGACTATGAAGTTTCGAGACTATGTCGCATTGGGCGTCTATGGAGACGACAACAAGGGATCAGTTCACCCGGATGCTTCAAAATTCAACATTAAAGATTGTTCCGAATTTCTTGGGAAGTTTGGACAACTTTACACTATGCCTGACAAGGAAAGTGAACTCGTGCCTTACATGAAGGACGAGGATGCTGAGTTTTTGAAAAGGACCAGTGTGTATCACCCTAAATTGGGTGTTCACGTTGGGGCTCT